GTAGTTCCGTTTATTCTTGAATCACTTTCTATAATATCAACGCCATCAGTACCATTAAGTATTGCAAAGCCTGCACCAACTCCACCAACACCACCTGCTAATGAAAGAGTACTTCCATGTACTGGATAACCACCAGCTCCTCCGCCACCACCGCCTCCGGAAATGACTCCGTAGTTTTCAACATACAATTCAATAGCTGCATTAGTTTTTATTGCATCGTGCCCATTAGTTCCGTTCGTTCCTGTTCTAGTGGTAGTATTAGTAGTTCCAGCCTCACCACTGGCTCCAATAATTTTTGCATCAGGATGAACAAACACTCTGACTAAATGCTTAACAGCTGTTCCACCAATATTAATAGTACCCATACTGTCTGTTAGATCCATAGCGGGCGTTGAAGTAGTTGAGAATACTGCTCCTGCATTTACATAAATGTTTACAAGCTGAGGTCTTGTTCCTGGTGTCTTACTTAAGTTAGTTAACTCATCGTGTAAGTTGAAATTTCTTTTGTTGCTATTAATGTTAAGATCAGTTCTTTCCCATCCAATATGAACAATAGTCCAAGCACCATCTTTCTTTGTGTATACAGCTTTGCTTTCTGCCCAAGCACCATTCTTTTTAATAAACAATTCTTTAGCTTGCTTCCATGAACCGCCATCTTTAATTTTAGCAATTCCATCTGTAGTAAGCTCTCCAGTTTTAACACCATGTGCACTAGTTCCTACAAAGACTTGGTTGTAGGGAATAATACCAGCATATGATTTAGTATAGTTCTGAACACCACTAAATGATCCACTGCCTGCATATGTACCAGTATACCCCTTGCTGTAAAATCCTACATAATTTTTAGAATAGTATCCGGTGTACTGTCCTTCGTAGTATGCTGTAAAAGCATTACCATAATTACCAATAAAGGTTTGTTCAAAATAGCCTTCGTATTGGCCTTCGTAATATCCTACAAATGTGTGATCTCTGGATCCTGCATATAATTTTTCATATGTGTTTGCGTATTGTGCTTCGTATGAACCATCATAGTATGCATCAAAGTATCCAGTGTATTGCTGATCCCATCCTTTGTCATAGTACCCAGTCCACTGTTTAACAAAATTGGCTCCTGTAGTTTTACCACCGTAGTATACAGGTCCTTCATAGTTTCCTTCATACGTACCTGACCAATTTTGATAATAGGTTGTATCAAAGTAACCAGTATACTGACCGTTGTATACTCTATTACCAGCAAATTGTTTAGAAAATTGTTTGTCGTATGAGTGATCTCGTTGACCTGTATATGCCTTTGTATATTGTCCTGTGTATTGAGTTGCTGCATAATAAGCATCATATTGCTTCGTATAATTTACTGTTACTATAGGTCCTGAGAAATATTCCTCAACTGCATATGAATTTGCATATTGGTCACTATATGTTCTACTACCTGCATACTGGGCACTATATTGACCACTATATTGAGCACCGTATACAGTAGCCGTAGTCCATTGTTTTGTGTAGTTGGCTGCGGCGGTATATACACCCAAATATGTAGGATACCCTGGACCAGAATAATTCATCGGGGTGTAAATAGTACCAAAGTCTTCATACCAAACTGAAACACCTAGGTATTGCTGTCCGTTTGGAACAATGCTTGAACCTGTGTAGCCACCACCATAGTTAGCACCGCCTCCTGGATTTGCATATGAACCTACGCTGGTTGGTGAAGCTGTACCTTGCCAATTTACCGCATAGTTTGCTGCATATTGACCAGCGAAATATGCTGCTGTTCCGTGCCAAGCTCTTGGCTCAAAATCGTAAGTAACATATGGATAGTAGGGGATATAGAATACTCTTGGTCCAAAGAATGTTGACGGACCTGATTGTCTTGTACCAGCCCATTGTTTTACATAGTTGCCTTGATTATAGTATGCCGTTGTAGTTATTTGATATGATCTAGATCCAGCAAATGCATTAGTTCTAAATCCAGCATAATCAGCAGCGTAAGTTCTACTGCCAGCCCATTGTTCATATCTAGTGGAGAATGCTTCTCTAAATGATTGGTATGTGTCTGAGTATTGCTTGTCCCATTGCTTGGTCCAATTTAAATTGTATTGGCCGGCCCACTGTTTATCAAAATAGCCTTCATATTGCCCGGTGAAAGTTCCAGTGAACTGTCCTGTGTATTGTCCAGAGTATGTTCTTGATCCAGCATACTGTCCTTCGTATGCTTTTGTATATGCACCTATGCCATCTCTTGCATAGTATCCTGTATATTGTCCTGCGTATTGAATGTTATATTCACTTGCGTTTGTATATATTTTTGTGTATTGACCAGCATAGGCTTTGGTATATGTTTTAGTATATTGCCCTTCCCATACTTTAGCATATGCTTTGGTCCATAGATGTGACCACAACTTGCTGAATTGTTTTGCATACTGGGCATTATATGTACCAGTCCAGTTACCTTCATATGCCTTACTATAAAGACCTGCGTATGCTTTTGTGTAGAAACCTGTGAATGTTGTTGACCATAGTTTTTCATAAACTTTTGTATACACACCTTCATATGCTACTGTTGTTAAATGAGAATAGGCTTTTACATACCCACCAACAAAATGTCTGATACGTGTCCTAGAACCAGATCCGATGTATGATGTTTGATATCCTCTTTCAGCTGAGCTGTTGTAGGTTTTATTATAGTTTGCAGTTGCCACTTAGGCTCCTATGATATAGTTTGGTACCAGACGTCTCCGTTCTCACCATCGGATGCAGATGGTGCTCCAGTCTCAACGAATATTCTCTGGTCGATCAAAGTATTGCTAGCAGCTCCAAAATCTATACCTGTCATCTTTACAGCTGTAGTAGATGCAGATGTTACAAATCCTTTTGCATCAACTGTAACTGATGGCACTTGAGTTTGTCCGCCAGAGTATGCTGCTGCAGTTACACCGCTATCAGCGAGTGCATCTTTTTGTAGTACAGATCCACTGCTAACTATTTCAGTGGTTGAATGTTTAATTTGATCGGCCATTACTCTTCATCTCCTTCTGTGTCTGCTTGCATGTAGTAATCTACTTTAGCTGAAAGCTCTTTGACTGCTTCAACCAGTAGTGGTATAATTGCATTGTAGTTTACTGTCTTATTACCTTGACTATTTATAGAGACAGCATCTGGTAAAATGTCTTCTATCTCTTGTGCTATCACTCCATAGTCATTGGTTCCTTCTCTGAAGTCACCAATCTTATTATTCCAAGTAAATGAATATCCACTGATGTTGTTTACTTTATTAAGTGCAGAATCAATTACTAATACATTATCTTTTAGTCTATGATCTGATGAGTAGTTACCAATTAAGTCATTTCTTGCATGCACATTATCTACTTCTAATGAAGTACTATTAAGCTGTGCGCCTGTTCCAGAAGCTCCTGATGTAAATGATCCGACTGTTACTGAGGTACCAAATATTCCAGATTTGAATTTCTTACTTGTAGTTCCTAAATCAATGGTGTTCGTGACTCTCGGTACAAATGTAGAACTAAATTCTGCATCGGTAAATATAATGTTTGCTGTTGTACCACTTCCAGCACCCGATCCAAATATAACTTGCGTTACTGCATTTGCTCCAGTACCTAAATTAATTGTATCTGCTACATTGAATACTTTACCACTTATAGTGCTTAATGTCAACGATGTATCAGAAGGTAATGTTGCTGTACCTGATACTACTAAGTTAGCACAAACTATACCACCGACACCCATATTATGTTGAGTTGTGTTGGCTGTTATAGTAAGATTACCAGTAGTGCCTGTTCTTGACCATGTACTGTCTTGCTTGAACGCTGATGTTGAATTTACTAATAGAGTACTTGTGTTTGCTTCGCCACTAACATCTACGTCTCCGCCTGCAGTAATATCACCAGATGTGTTAACTGTAGATAATAAACCAGCCCATCTGCGTGTACTTGTTCCTAATATGTCATCATTAGCTGTTGGTATGAGCCTTGTTACACTACCGTTCATTGTTATTGTATCGGCAAGTGCGTTACCTAATGTAGCACTGCCATCTACTACTAATGATCCATCAGTGTCTATATTACCATTAGTTCCCACTGTAAGTTTATCGGCAACATTTATACCCCCATCAAGAGATGATAGGCCAGTTACATTAAGCGTACCGCCACTGTGTATATTTTTAGCGACACCAAGGCCACCTGCAATTGTTGCAGCGCCTGTTGTTGTACTAGTAGATTGAGTTACGTTTGCGACTGATAGTGTATCTGTGCTTGTATTCAATGTGACATTGCAATTTGCACTGGTTGATAAATTACTTGCAAAGGCTCCTGTGCTGCTAGCTGTAAGTCCAACTACGCTTGTTGAGCCAGATGATACTGTTAGTCCGTTTTGAAATGTTCCTAATCCAGCTGTTATAGATGTACCACCAATATGTACTTTCTTAGCTATACCAACACCACCATCAACTATTAGTGCACCTGTTGTTGTACTAGATGATTGAGTTGTATCATTTAAATTAGTTTGACCAGCAACATCTAGCGTAGTAGAAAAGTTGCCTGAGACTCCACTTACAATCCATCGGTTAGTTGTGTTACCTAATAGAATAGTATTAGCAAATGGAATAAGGTTATGATTTACTCTGCCTTTAATATTAACTCTTGAATTTGATGTAGTCCCTTTACCAAATGTTACAGTATCCACTCCACTGCTCTGTGTATAAACTATAGCGGTGTTGACATTGAACGTCTTGTCTACTGTTAGATTATCTGCGATAGTAGTATTTGCATCTACTATAACATCATCTGCTCTTATGTCGTCGAACATTCCATCCCATCTTAGAGTAGATGTTCCTAATGATTGGTCACCATTAGAGTCTGGATTAATACTTGATGCTACTCTACCAGTAAAGGTAATTGCATCCGCAGTTGCATCACCTAATGTGACACTGCCGTTTAATGTTGTTGCACCATCTACGTTAAGAGTTTTGTCTAAGTCTACTGCTTCTTTAACATTAAGTTTATCATTTAATATTGAATTAGAGAATACATTGAATACATCAGTATTAGCATCACCTATAGTTGCGTTTGCCCCTTTTAGATAAACGGTATTTGTTGTCGTTAGTGTTCCATCAATATTAGTAGCTGAATTAATATCTAAATCTGTACCATGAATGTTCATTGTAGTAGAATCTACCAATGCAGTAGATCCTGACAGGTTAAATGTAGTTGATGTGAAGTCAGTTAATACGTTGTCTGTGTCAATATTTGCATTGATGTCTACTGGCGTATTAAATATGTTTGTTGTTGCATTGGATGAAAAGAACGAAGCACTAGAGTTTACTGATACGTTTGAGCTAATTCCAAATGAAGTACCATTAACTGTTAATGTGTTTGCTCCAATGTAGGTGTTTGATTCTATATTTAATATACCACCATCGATAGCTGTATTAGTTGAAGTAATATGGTTTAATGTATTGTCCACATCCATATTAGCATTAATATCTAATGGTGTGTTAAATATATTTGTACCTGCATTTGAAGTGAAGGTCGTTGCAGTAGAGTTAATATTTACATTAGACGATGCTGTTACCAATCCGCCTTTTAGTTGAATAGTATTTGCATCAGCTACAGTGTTAGAATTTATATTAAGATTGCCACCGTCGATGTCAGTTAATGTTGATGTTACATGAGTAAGCGAGTTATCAACATCCATGTTGGCATTAATGTCCATTGGTGTGTTGAATATGTTAATGGTAGCATTGGATTCAAATACTGATGATGTACTATTTACAGACACATTAGAACTAAATTCTACATTTGCACCTGAGAAGTAAGCATTAGATTGTGCAAATAAGATTGCTCCGGTTGCTGCTCCATTAGCTTTGAGAATAGTGTTAGAGACAATAACTAAATTATCCTTTGGTGCATTTGTTCCATAAACAGTACTGTTAGCTGTTGCACCTGTAAGTTCTTGTTCTACAATTAATGTGTTAGCACTAAAGTATCCATTAACAGAAGCATTGCCTGATGTTCTTGCACCCTGAGTATTTGCTGCAACTGTTACAACAATTTTTTCCATATCATATGTGATACGGTTTGTGAGATCTACCCACTCTCTAAACGTATCAGCAGCTGGTACTACGTTCGCACTTGTATAATTATTACTTGCCATCTGCTATTACCCTCGTTAATTGTGTTAGCATATTTTTAATTTCTTGCATATCGTTCTTTACTAGTTGTACTTCGGCTGAAAGTTGTTCTACAGCACTGCCTTGTTTTCTAGCAGCTTTGTATTGCTCGAATGCTCGCTTATCAGTATTTATGATAGCCATTGTACTAGTGTCTCTAGCATAAGCATTTTTTTCAGTCTGTACAAGAGCCATTATAATGACACCGCCAGAGCTCTATAATCATTGATTCTAGGAGCTACATTTGTTGAGCTGGAAGTCATAACTATTTTAATTGCTAATTGTTGGTACCCTAAGAACTTTTCATTAGAAGAGTTATAGTAAGATACTTCAAAGTTATCAGGAGCATATCTATCCTGGAACGCTTGATTAATATCACTAGCATTCACTTTAGCATATATTGTTCCCACTGAATCAAAAGGTACCTTTTCTGATACTGTCAGTGCTGTTGCACTTGCAGGCTCGCCGACTACTGTGGTTATGAAGTAATCAGTTTCCGGATCAGAAGCAACTATTTTAATTAAGTCTCCATCATTGAAATCTGTTTGGAAGTCAGTACCGGATCCTGTTACCGCTGTTGAGTTTAGTGTTGTGATTGCCTGGCCACTCAACACAGTCGTATCGGGTGTTGCTTTGAATCCATATTCATACTCTACAATAGAATCTCTATCTTGAGATGATGAGAACTTAGATTGATTTGGACCTCTGCTTACTAGCTTAGACCATGCCTTGTCTTCAAAGTTATCACTATCGGCTGAGTTTAAGATTTTAGCATATACGGAAACATCAGTTCGAACTGGTCTCCAAGCATTTACAAATACTTTAATATCTTCTGCGTCAAGGTCTTCAGCTAATGTTAATGTTCTTGATACATATTTTGCAGCTGCGCTACCGCCGGCCTTATACTCATTAGTCTCAACATTATTAATAATGTTTTCATATATTGATAGCCCTTGTGATTGAAGATCAATTGAAGGAGACATACCTATTTTACTTGTGCTTAATGTTTGTATAACTCTTAATGATTTAGCTCCACTATTGTTAGCTATCTCATTTGACTTACTCATAACCTTTATGCTTTCAGTAGGATAGTTTCTATCGTTGTACTTAAATAATTCTGTGGCTGATAATGATCCAGACACTGTATCGATACCTTGAATTCTAGGAGTTATTGTTGTTCCTGATGGATCGTTTCTGTATAGCTGTGGTTCAAAATAACTTATATTAGTATCTACAACTTCACCAATTTGACAATTAGCTACGCTAGAACAACCAATAATAGTATCACCATTAGCAAACTTAAATGAGTTACTTGCTGCTGAGCTGTCAGCTAATACAACAGTAGTTGTGTTTGCATCCAATCTGTCAAAGGTTGCAGTTGGTGTTACCATATAGCTTCCGCCAGACTTAGTAAATGTTGGCGCACCTTTTAATGTTAGTCTTGTATTGTTTTCTACTGAAGCAACAGTCACTACATCAAATGTTGATGTGCTACCAGTAAGTACTATTCTGTCACCAGAAGCAATACCCAAGTCTGCAAATGTTGTGGACGTACCTACAACAGTACTGTTACCTTGTGAGAAAGCAATTGTACCAGCTGCATTAGCTGCTAGTTTGAATACTTCTTCTTGACCTACAAACGAACCATTAATTGTAAGGTTGTTTGCTGTTAGCCATTCGTAGTCTCTGTTCACTAATTGAACTTGACCCTCTGTATGTTTAAACACTGCTGCATACACATTGAATTTCATATCTTCGTCAATGTATGCTGTCCATGTTCTATCATTAGTAGATAAGAACATAGTTCCTTTACCCCAGTCTTGGTTTACTTGCTTAGCTGAATTACTTAATTCGTTCATACCTGCTTTAGAAGTAAATACAGAATACTCTGGTGAATTACCATTTGGTTTGATAACAATTGCATATTCCATGCTAGATGATACCATTACAGGTGATTTAAATTCTACCGCAGTAGCGACTGTTCCGTTAGTTGATGTGTTGACTTGACTTGCATCTAACTCAACTCTACTAAATGGTAATACCTTGGATTGTGGAGTTCCACCTTGAACTGTTCTCAGTTCTACAATACATCCCTGTGTTGGATCTTTACTTGCAAAGAATAGATCAAGACGAGTTAAGTATCCGGTGTTAACTTTTTGAGGGAATGAATTTTTATCTATCATAAATGTTTGACATAACGGATCTTCATCATCCTCTGCACAACCAAACTCTGGCTCCCACCATCCACGCATGCCGCCTTCGCCACCCCACCAACTTCTTTCAGATTGCATCTCCCAACAAGGTTCCTCTACTCTAGGTCTTGGTAGAGTTACTGGGGATGTATTTCCAGGAGGAGGTAGTACTACATTAGCACTAGGATCTGGTGTTACGGTAACTGTGTTACCTACAACCGTGACATTGTTTGCTCCATCATCGTCACCAGTAGATGGTGGTGATGTATTTGCTTCCGGCGTATTGTTAGCAGGTATTGTTGTATTTGTTTGAGTTGTTGTTGTCTCAGTTGAACCAATAATTCTCTTAGATGTGCTAGAAGTCAATACTGGGGTTCTTGTTGATACGTTGAGTGACCCTGATTCTACAGAGAAGTTGAAACAATTAAATCTGGATGTTGCATGTGATACCATATCACCTATTTGTGATAGGAATTCAATATCTGCAATTACTACTTTTCTTTCACCTGCAAAGAAAGTTCCGCCTGGTATTCTTAATATACCAGCAAGTTTACCATCAGCGCCAGCTTTAAGCTCTGCACCAAATGCTTTAGTTCTAAAAATAACGCTTGATGCATTTTCTGATGTTACATTACCTGGAGGTGATGTTAGGGTAGCAGGAGCAGTGTCTGAGCCCATAGCCACATCATCAAAGTATACGTGATGGACTAAGTTTGGTCTTAAGCCCGTAGCAACAAATCTAATCTCTACACTAGGAATGTAAGGTTGGAAAGAAATGTCTGTGACAAAGTCTCCAACGTTCTTAGTTGTAGTAGCTGCTGATCCACTAAACGATGTAGTTGATCTTTCAATCTGTTGTGTTTTAATAGTAGTGAATGTATCAGTTCTAACAGTGTCTGATGAACTTGACCCTGATAATGAAGTTGTAATACTTTCTGATATAACCTCGTCTGATGTTAACTGCGCAGGAGACATTTTATTGAGCTCATCTATCAAAGCAAGTGTAGGCGATGCTACATCTATATCAATCTGCACTGCTGACTCAGCTGCCTTAGTGTGATCCACATCAGCCAGGTAATCAGGATAAAGTGATAGTGTTCCGTTATATTCCCAGAAAGCTGATGTACATTTTCTTGTTTGCGTTGCAAGAGGCTGTGTTATAATCTGACGCTGTGCGTAATCGATTAAAGTCATATCACCTTTTGTAGCAGTTCTAGATCCAGATTCTTGTTTTAGTTTTAATGAATACAGTTCCCATTTAGGAGATAGCATATTTCTTGCTGTATCATAACCAGCTTTGAATTCGCTGTTAAGTGGGTTACCTGTTGTTCTAGAACTAAAGTTATCAACTAAGAAACCATTTTTGAATCTATTAAGAGCTGCATTTGTTCTTCCCGGAAGAGTAATGTCTGTTGCTTGTTTCTCTAGCATGTTTAAAGATGAATAGTATTCTAAATTATCTATTCTCTTATCCATTTTTTTAATATCGGACATGCTATATCTTTTTAACTGTGTAGCTCTTACTTTAGTACCGAGCCCTGGTCTCTTATAATATCTTGCACTTACTGTATCGAGTGATGGATACACAGGAATGTCTATTGTGGCTAGCTGCATAGCTAGTTCTGGTTTGGCTGAATACTCTGGCTTTGTGCTAGGTATACCTTTGATTACATTGAACCCATTCCTATCAATTACCAATCTATCTTTTCTAGGTAAGTAATATGTTACATCAGCTGTCCATATTTGATTAGGCGTAGCTGCTAAATTATTAGTTCCTATAATTGTTTCTGTAGAGGCTGGGTTAATTGTTGCACTACCAACAGTAGCTGATTGAGTAGCTGTGTTGCTTACATTAGGTCTAAAGTCTACACAATCTCTAAGTGAGAATTCATCTCCTGTTCTAGGAGATACAAATACAGGAATCTCCTGCGTTGTAATTTCATTGGCTGCTGGTGCAGCATCGTCTGTAATAGCATCGTAAGATTGGTACGTATAGAATCCAACACCGGCTGATGTATCTTTAACAAAGTGCTTTAACTTAACTACAATTTTATTGCCAGATACTAAAGCAAGGTTTGAATTTGGTTTTAACTTTAATTTAGATAAACCATAGTATCCATCTTGCTGTCCATTGTCTAGCTCAAACTGGCTTGTTTTATCATAGGCTGAAGCTTCAGAGTATGAAGTATGAACATAAACTTTGTCTATTAATAGTCCATCAGGTATACCTAAGTTCCAAGGTCCTAAGGTTGTTCCGCCATTGCTGCTGCAATCTATTTTAACATAACTAGTTGTTACTGTTTTTTTCAACCCAGCTTCTGCAGAGTCTTTTACATTGTATGATAATCTTGCATTCAATGTACCGTTTAGTATTTGATCTAAATTAATTGTTAGTGTTTGACCAGTCGATGTAACAGCTGCTGTAGCAGATCCGGCTAAAGGAATTACTGTATCTTTAGGGAATGTTTTTAATACTGTTAGTCCAGTTGCTGCTGTTAATGTATTGTCTACTTGGAAAGATGTAGTACTCAGAATATTTGTGATCTGTCTTACATTGGATCCAACATATACAAAGTCTCCAGCTGAAAGTGTTGATGTAGTTGATGAAGAAATAACATTGCTAGTACCTGTAACGACACTCGTTGTATCTGCTGCGGACGTTGCGTTTTGCGCAGCCCTAGAAACTAACACTAATTCTTTTTCTTGTGTCTCATTTAATGTTGCATCTGCTGTTCCGTACCCAAATGTTTCTGTTCCTGTTAATGAGATACCTACTGTTCCATCAGCCTGTATAGTTACGTCCTGTGCTTTGCTAGAAACATATGATGCAGTACCAACGTTCTTTATACCAGTTTGACCTAGTTTAAATACTAAGCTGCTAAATGACGGATCAAATATTTTAGCTGTGCCAGATATATCACCCAAGCCTCTTTGAGCAATATTACTATTGCCAGCTGGATGTTCTGTTGATGCATAATGGTAAACTGCCTTAGCATGTTTATTAAATGATTTACCAGTGTACATTCTTACATCATACAGATATAAATTATATTTGCTTGATGCTTGACCTTCGCCATCAGATTCTTGTTCTAATTTTCTAATTCTAGCTGTTCCAATAACATTTGATGTTACGCCATTTACGTTTACTGTATTGGATGATTGGGCAGGCAATATTGCTACGCCAGCTCCAGCTGATAATAAGTTATGTGCTGTATCTAATATAAGTATTTGGTCATTATTTTCAGCCCCAAAGTGACCCATCGTCTCATCTATTTTAATGTATTGTCCATAGTTAACTGATACTGATTGGTTAGTTGCTACGACTGACGTATCTGCTTTTTTAATTGGTACTCTTGTAGGTCCTACTGTCTGGAATCTTCTTCCTTTAACATACCCGATACCAGCTCCAACAACTGCACTGAGGTGAGTTGTATTACCAACTAACTCTTCTGTGCTTATTACAAATGGATCTACAACATAGTCTCCACTCTCTTCGTATGTTCTTGTTGCTAGCTCGTCACTCATATCTCCAAGAACTGGCTCTTGGTTCATTGATACTTTCTGTCCATTTTGAAATTTGACAAGCTGTAAGAAGTTGTTTGATGCTTCTACAATAGCTGTCGTGTTAACAGTTAGTTTAGGTGTTAGTGATAGTCTGTCTGCTCCAGGTGCGTTTTCATTTGAATATCCTGATGCATTGTCTAGCAATGTAGTATCAATGCTACTGTTTACTACAGCTTCTGTAGTTACAACGCCGACTGATACTTCATGAGGTCTTTTTGTATATGGTGATACTATAATATCTTGGGCAGCAAATCTTTGGAAGTTTCCTTTTTGGAAAATGATACCATCTTCTACTTTCATTTGATATGCAGTTCCAACTGGTTGGAATTGTGTATTACCAGCTCCAATGCCTGTACCAAAATTTGAGTTGGCTACAGTAACATTTGCAGTCTTAATAAGACCTACGGTTCCTAGGAACCCAGCTGCTGATGCATTTGCACTAGTTACTGCTATGGTTGGATAATCAGCTATACTGTATCCTGCTCCATTAGCTGTGATAGTAATAGATTTAATAGATCCATTACTTGCATGTGTTACAACATTACCAGCTGCTCCCACACCTTTAAGTGAAGAAGAAAAAGATACTGTATCACTATTACTATACCCTGCTCCATTAGCTGTGATAGTTACATTAGCAATAGCTGTTGCATTTGGATATATTTCTAATACATCACCATTTGCATAAGATGTTTCACTGCCTGTTCCTGTATTAATATACTTAAAGAATAAAGTATTGAGGAATGGGTTCTGTGATTCTAATCCACTTCTAGTGTCTACAATTTGAGCAACTAAGTTAGAGGATGTTCTTGCATAGTCATTAGTAGCAAATAAAGATACATTTACATCTGTACCTGTTGATGTCTTATCGAATAGTTTAGCATACTTAACTGTTGGGTCAAAGGTAAATGTACAACCCTTAATAATTGTACCTTCTTTGAATTGGAACTGACCAAATCTTTCAATCTGCTGTTGCAGAATTGTTTGGAGCTGTGTTAGCTCTCTTGCTTGAAGTGGTACAGCTGGACGGAACAACACCCTATGAAAGTCTTTATTCTCATCATAGTCGTCGTAGTATGGGCTAATATTTAAATCTGTATCAATTGGCATTTGTTCCTCTAAAATTCAATAAGTAATTTAACTCGTTCTGTTTGGTCTGCAGCTCTTGTTATGGGTGGTTGATTTTCAACATATAATACTTCACCACTCCCTGAAATTAAGTCTGGCTGTCTTATTCCTGTAAAGAATCCTACACCAGTACTAGTCTGCCCTGTAAAATTATAGTAAGTACCAGACACAGTGTCTGATGCCAACCAATTACCTTGAGCTCTTGTAATTGCAACGCTAGTGGTATTTATAACTTCAATCCTACCTGTTGCGTCGGTTGAGTCTTGTTTAATTACTTCATCACTTAAAAAAGCAACCGATGAAGTATTTGAAAATCCTGTCAGTACTAATCTTTGATCGAAAGATGCAGCAGTAGAATTTGATCTGGATGGGTTAGTTAATACTGATCCTACTAATGAAGATGTATTAGCTGCATCAAATATTCTCTTAGATGATACCATATTACCATATACTTCACCTACAGCTATTGTTCCAGACGCTCTTGATTTTACTACGCCCCATGCTTTACCTGATGCATTTGCTTCTGTTCTATGAATGGTTGAGTTTGCTGATCCTGTCAACACTCCCTCACCATCTTGTACAATAATACTGCCTACAGCAAATGATGTTTCTGAACCTGACCCTCCGCCAGTTAATGTAGTATCGGATACGCTAAGTTGAACATTTGCAAATAATGGATCTTTAAGTAACCCAAACTGTCTGTAGTCATTGGCTATTGATATGTTTCCATTTTCCGTGTTTGCAAAATCAATTGATATTCCAACTGTCTTAGCATCTAGTTCAGAAATAACATCTGATCCATGTCCACCTTGTGGTCCAATTATAACAGATACGTTTGCATTGTTTGCTTGCGCTGCTGTACTTTCTCCTGATGCTACTATACCTGTGTTTCCAAATACCTTTACTGTTGCGTGTGAGTATCCGGATCCTCTATTAATAATATCGATAGTATCTACTGCAAATGAAGTAGTGTTTACAATGGCTCTAGCTTGTACACCGGATCCATCTCCATCAACAACTACTCTAGGACTTATTTCAAATCTAGATGTAGAGTCAATAGCGGTAGTGAATTCGTTTGCTGTCAAGACTCTTCTTGCAGAGCCTGTAACAATATATTCACTAATTGTTCTTTGTTGTCCTGCACCTGCACCTGATGCAATATATAATACGCTTCCTTTATAAAAGTCAGTGTTTGCAGATAGCGAAGTGGTTGTGGGTGTCAATGAACTAATAGAAGAGATTGCTCCAGAGGTTTGTCCTTTGATTATTACGTTACTTGTTTGACCAAAGAAATTTCCAGCTATATCTGTTACCCTTAGCAAAGATCCATCTGCTTGCAATATAACACCATTGGCTACATTGTTAGCTATATTGATATCTCCGTTGGAATGCTTACCAAAAAGATCTAATCTTTCAATAGTAAATGCACCATTGGTAACTGAAGTTGGAACTATGTTAGCACTTACAAGTGATTCTAATTCGTGTATGAGATTATTTCCAGCTACGTTAGCTACCTTTACTACTCCGTTAGCTACTGAGAAATATCTTGATCCACCAGTGTTAACAGTCATCACATCAATAGCACCCGGTGATGCATTGCCTGATACATTGGCTGATGGAATTACTGGTACCTTAGATGTAGTTGCAAATTTGGCATATTCAGCTGAAGAAATTTGATACATAAACTTCCACTGATATCCATCTGCTGTGGTTATGTAAACTTCATCGTCTTCCATACCTGATATGAAAGTTGGCTTTACTGTAGATTTAGATCCTTTATTATTATCTAAACATTTGAATACATCATACTTAGCACCATTGCTAGCAACAACAAAGAAGTTTGATAAGGTATCTGCTCTGTTATCATATTTTGAATATACAGTATTTCCAGAAGTATCCCATGCATTGTTTATAATCATATGCTTCATGTCTGAAGGCGAAACTTTTTTACCAAACATCATATCTCTATAGAGCTGATAGTACGTATCTTCTAAAGAGTCAGTTATGACTGGTGGGTTTGCCTCATCTGGCCATGTGATATGTCTACCACCAAATACGTAGTACAGTGAGTTTGATTGCTCGTCAATAGACTCTACAAATTGTCTAGCGTTATGAACTGCAAAATTTTTAGTTATCTTCTTTGTCATAGTAGTGTTACTTCTGAATTACTTAATTGCATGGCTACGTTTGCTCCGGACACTTTCGTTACTTTACCAAATAGCTTTGTACCTGATACGTGAGCTACTCTTAAAAGCACGTCCCTATATTTATCCAACGACAACCCAGACTCTACTACATACGAGTGAGATTGATAATAATTATTGTCGTGTAGGTATTTAGTATTCAAAAACGATGCTTCGTCTTTCCAATAACCTTCTGCAATACCAGTTGTTGTGACATTGGCTTGACCAGATACTACTATCTGTCCTCCGCTCGTGTCTGTTAATGTTAAATTTGCTCCGTCTTGATATCCATATCCTGAACTTAAAATATCAACCTTAGTAACAATACCATTAGCAGCTTGGGTATTAGCAAGCAATTTAATGTTGTCACCTATTGGTCTTGTTGCCTCATCTTGATACACGTTTGTGATATCTCCGTTTGCACCTGAGGTGGATCCAAATAAGAAACTTCCAGGAGCATCGTTGAATCCAACACTAAACGACAATCTTCTTAAACTTACACTATCATCGGTTTGTGCGTATACTTGACCTTTGGCTGTTTGTGTTTGGGAGACTGTTTGCACTGTGGCTAGTACTGCTGTCTGAGCTGATACGGATCCTGCTATAGCATTCACAGTTGAATTTGATACAAATGGAATTGTGTTTGTGCCATCTACTGTTACGAATCCGTTTGCAAACTCACTTTTCAATCTTAAGTTTTGCAATGATATAGATGATAATGTACTAGCATATATTTCACCTGTAGCTATTACATTTGGATTGCCTGATGAAATAGTTTGTCTTACTCCCTCACCTACTGTAAATGGTCCTGTATTACTTGTAAAGTTTAATTGCTGTCCTGCTAACGCAACAGTCTGGTTAACATTTTCGCCATTAATAAATGTTCCTTGCTTGTTGTCTAAATTAACAACAATATCTTTTCTTAGATACTTTGCTATACCTTTTGTATATACAGCAGTGAACGGATCAAAGTTATAGTTGTTACCTGGGTTAATATCGCTAAGCGATGCAACTGTTCCTACAGTACCACTAAATCTTGTTAGTACATTGTCAAGGATTGTTGTAAAGTCTCCATTTGGATCTTTAGGGAACCCATATCCATAATCGAAGTTTCCAGTAACATCGAGGCCAGATCCACCTGATAGGTTTGAATAGTCTGGGGTAGAGTTAGAAAAGAATCCTGCTCCAGCGGTTGCAACTTGAATAGATGTGACCGTTCCAGATCCATTTACGCTATTGATAGTTGCAGTAGCATTTGTTGATGGAGGTCCACCGCCTGGTCCGCCCAAGCTAAATGTAATTGTTTGTCCTTGTGTGTAATTAGTTCCACCACTATTAATAGTAACTGTATCTAAGAAACCAACACCACTATTGCCTCCATCGATAACGCAATCAAGATATGCTACGTTAGAGACATTATTTTCTCCTACGAAGTCAGTGTATATTGTTATGTCTTCTTCGTTTTCTAAATTACCAATTTTAAAATCAGCACCAGACCCAGTACCGAGCTGGACAACATTAGCATATGTGTTTGAATCTCTTCCTAAAATATATGCAGCAGTGTTAGCTACAAAGTTTCCAGAGGATCCATTTGCATACTTGTTCTTTCTAAATCCAACAAAAGTAGTGTTTGAACCTATAACTTCTGCAGTTACTGAAACGTTAGCAAATAAATCTACAACACCTCTTGCGGTATCAGTTCCTTGAAAGTAAATATCTGATACGCCAGAGTTAGTTGGATTGGCTGTAAGAGATGCAATTGCATTTGTTCTCACGCCTTTAATCTTAAGACCGTTGTTAAATGCACCAGTAATATCTGCAATCTTCATTGAAGTAGATGAAACTATATTTGTTATTATAGCATTTGCACCAGTATTAGAAACATTGATTGTGACTACATTAGCTGTTACTGCCGAGTCAGATACTTTTTGAACATTATCATTTGCATTCCAGGATCCAAAAGATCCATTAACGGTTAGCACTGTTGAGTTAACAGCTGCTACAATACCGTTAGCGCCACTATCATCACCCACAACAACATCGCTCGTACTAAATGTACCAACTTTACTAATAAAAGATAGCTCTACTAAGTTCTCTTCGTGGATCTGTTCATTCAATTGGAATGTGTGAGTAGATGTTGCTAATCCATATGTTAATGTTTTTTGATCTCCAAACGTACCAAGCGTTGGAGAAATTACATAGGTGCCTTCTTCACCATTAATGTTTGGCGTAATTAAATGACCATTAGCTATAACATTGTTGTTATTGTCTCTTCCTTGTATCCAAGGATTACTTAAGTTACTATCATCGCCAACATATGATTCTACATTTGAGTTGAGATTTGCGCCACTAACAAACGATACGCTTTCTAATGTTTGATCTACTGTTTCAAATCTAAAGAATTCTGCGTTGTCTATTTTCTTCTCGTGCCAATCAAAAGCTGTTGGATGTGTTGTGTTGCTATATGTCTGAGCAGAATTGATTACGTTTGCAACTTCTAGCAATTGTGTATTAACATCAATAGTTGTAAAGTCAGTGTTTGATGTAAAACCAAATCCGCCATTGGCTAATTGAAAATTAATTAGTCCAGTAGCATCAGCTGTTTCAGCAACTCTAACTTTTCCTGACTTACCGGATGCCGCTTCTATGTTGAATATGTCTCCAACAGCTTTGTCTTTTCCACCTAATGTGATCTCCACATCAGATAATGACCCAACCACAATTGGCATATCATCCTGAACACCAGTATCGCTTGGTGCAATAACTTCGTTACGTACAAACTCTCCTCTTAGATTAGAGAGATACATTACATGGACTTTAATATTATTAATTAGTTTGGTAGCTATATCTTCAACAAATGCCTTTGCATTACTTGTTGCTCCAGTTATTTCTTTACCAGATAGTGATATAAGATTGGTCAAGACAGGTGCACGTACTTCAATATATCTTGGTCTTATATAATCTGCACTTGATGTTGTCATGACATCGATTGATGGATATGCTACTGAAGCCTCATCGTCAAACAGAATCCTAAATAATAATTCAACTGCTCTAGGTGAGCCTTTGGATTTATAAAAATCAAGTATATGTTTTAAAGTTAGCTCTGTGTTTGCAGCAAAGGATCCGGGAAAGCCATCTAGGTATTGCTTTTTGAAGAAGTCGAGGAATGCGGCCGAGGTAGTATCTATATCTTTATATTCTAAAAGGTTTCTACCAATTGTGCCTGTTTCAGATTGTTCTAGATATTCATAGTAAGCACTAACAAATGCTTTGAACATTGGACCTTCTTCATCATAGAACGCAGGAAACTGGTCCTTGACAAAAAAAGCAATCTTATCTTCGACCTGCTTAGCCATTAAATTCTCTCTTGCGTAATTGTTATATGCGGCGTACTATTATAAGATAGGATAATGTTCTTAGAGCTGCTTACTGTTTGTTTAGTAGGCATTGCTGTAAGTGTTATTCCTGCTCCGCTATAAGCTGATACATTTAAATCAGATATCTGTACAACACCAGTGCTGTAATTTATTGCTCCAATTGATGAGCTAACTACCTGCACGACCCCTTGTGAGTCTTGTACAATTTGTATTGTTCCAGAACCATCATCTCTTAAGAAACAATTTATTAAGTTTCCAAAAGTAAATGCAGACGATGTAAGAGGAGCTGAACCATCAACAAAAATATTGTTTAGTGGAATCTCTCTGTATATCTCATTATCAAAGTCTAATGTAAATGAACCTGGCGTACCAATTGTCGGCACAATTGTTTTCTGTAATCTTATATTTGTGTTATTATTAATGATAGATGGATCAGTATCGTCTATTGCTCTTGATAGTTTAGATAATCTTAACTTAGAATCAAAGTCTCCAATAGCACTAGTAGTATATGTTTTAAGCGCATCAACTACTGCTGACTTAATCTCTTCATCACTCTTAACAGTAACATTAGGATTATACACTATTTCTGAGGTTACGTCAACAAATAAAAATTCTGGGTTAACTACTACAGGGGAGATTGATAGTGGTGCTCTTTCTTTAACATAATCCATTATATCTTTTTTACGTTGGTCTGAAATGCCATCTGCATTTGCTAGGTCAACTGATATAACAACTTTGCCAAACAATGGTGGTGATAATTCTTCACCTCCATATACATTAATTGCTTGAATGTCATTGAATGCTTGTCTTAGTAATGTCTTGTAATCGCTAACTGTAACTAACCTATCTTGTACTGTAATAGATTTTGGAGCATTAAACTTTATACTTTCAATAGTTTCATTAACACCGCCACCGACAGAACTGGCTACGGTCGTTATGGCAACGTTTGTATACCCTTGGATGTCGCCAGCTAAGCTGAATGTACTTGCGCTGTCTGCATTATTTGCAGATGATCTTCTATATTTTGCTTCAACAACATTGCCGTGTAATAGCTTTCTTCCAAGAACTCCATCACCAAATTGAACTTCATATAGCTCATTCTCTGAAGGCGATATGAAATAGTTGTTTGAAAGTCCGTCCATACCAACAGTGTTTAATGATCTGGTGTAATTTGCGTTAGCTAGGTTAGTAGTTGATTCGGTTATATTAACAATTAGACTATCAATGTCTATTTCTTTATTGTTTAATATAAACCTTTGACTTGTGTTTGCAGTGTTTACTTGATACAGCTCTGTAACTATTTCACCTTCAAACACATCTAGGTTATTTACATAGTATGCGCCATTAGCATCTGCTTGTATTGTAAGTCCTTCATTAGTTGAGAACGTGTACGTATTTGAGTCTACCATTGCAGTAAATGCAGTATACTTTGGTATTGATATAGCAGCTGGAGTATCTTCTGGTGTTATTGTTAAGTTAATTGTTGCTTTGGATGATGTATATGAAGAAGGTAGATAGTTTAATGTCTTTGCATGTGATACCACACTGTCTCTTAGTACAGCACTATCTAAGAATGATTCAGCTGCTACCATATTAAGATAGAAGTTATTCATGTAAGTGTTATAGCTCATAACATCCAGAAGGACATTTAAGTTGGATCCAGTAAAGTCAAAGTCTTTAAATAAAGTTTGACCTTGTAAATAAGTTTTGTAGCTGCTCTTCAGCGTACCGAAGTCTACGTTAGCTACTGAAAGCGTTGTGTTTGCCATTATCGTATTCT